AAAGGTTTTAACTAAAGTAGATTTACAATCAATCAGAATGGCAACTACATTACGAAAGTATGTAGCATCTCAATTCAAACCATCGATTGCAAAAGCCTTATACGATTATTTTAAATCAGAAAATGTTTTAGATTTTTCAGCTGGCTGGGGAGATAGATTGGCAGGGTTCTATTGTGGTGAAACCACAAAACATTATGTTGGAATTGACCCAAATACTTTGAACCATCCTAACTATAAAAAACAAGTTGAGTTCTACAAAAAGAATCAAACATTCTTTGAAGAACCAAAAGAGGTAGATTTGATTTGTTCACCAGCAGAAGATGTAGATTTTTCTAAATATGAAAATCACTTTGATACCGTATTTACATCACCACCTTATTTTGATGTTGAAAGATATTCAGATGAAGATACTCAAAGTTGGGTGAGATATAAAACAATAGAAGATTGGAATAAAAACTTTTTACAGAAAACACTTGGTAATATAATTCCTACTTTAAAAGAAGGTGGAATATTGGCAGTGAATATTGCAGATGTTTGGTCTGCAAAAGATAAGGATTATTTTGAGATTTGTAATCCTATGAATGAATTTTTAGAATCACAAGGATTAACTTATTATGGTTGTATTGGAATGGAAATGACAAAGAGATTTAATTCAGGTGGTGCAGGAAATGCTAAGAGTGAATACTTTGATGAACATCTAAAAGAAACAACTGAAGAAAAAAAAGATGTAGCTTTTGGTGAACCAATTTGGATATTTAAAAAATAATTCGTATATTTGTACTTATGTATCAAAACATTTATTATCAACGAGAAAGAAATTTAATTCACCTTTGGGATGACCAAAGAGGATATTCATCATTTCCTTATACACGATATGCTTACGAACCTGCAGAGAGAGGTGAACACACCTCAATCTATGGAGATAGATTAACTAAGATTTATAAGTTTAAAAAAGATGACCCAAATTTATTTGAATCTGATGTTCCTGAAACTACAAGAGCTCTTGTAGATTTGTATTCAGATTCAGATGAACCATCAACTGGTCATGTTATTCTTACATATGATATTGAGTGTGAGATGGAAAGTGGATTACCTAATCCTGAAGAAGCAAAGAATGCTCTTACTTCTATTGCACTTCATGATTCTGCTACCAACCAATATTGGGTATTGGTAATGGATGTAACAGGTAAGATGGAAGAGAAAACTACTGATAAGGCAATCGTTATTCCATTTACAGATGAGAGAGATATGTTAATGAAGTATCTCGAATTATATGAAATGATTAATCCATCTATTGTTACAGGTTGGAACATTGATTATTTCGATACACCAATGTTATACAACAGAATCAAAAGATTGTTGGGAGAAAAACAGGCAAATAGATTATCACCAATCGGACAATGTTTCTGGTCTCCTTATCGTAAGAGATTTTTCATGGCTGGTGTTTCTTATTTAGATTATATTATTCTTTATAAGAAATTTAATTATGGTGAACTACCAAACTATCGATTGGATACAATAGGTCAAATAGAATTAGGTAGAGGTAAGATTGAGTATCAAGGGAACTTAGACCAATTATTCAGAGATGATATTGATAAGTTTATTGAATATAACTTAGTCGATGTTGAGTTAGTAGTAGAATTTGATAGAAAATTAGAATTTATAGACTTGTGTAGAGGTATTACTCATGCCGGTCATGTACCTTATGAAGATTTTGTTTATTCATCAAAGTATCTTGAAGGTGCACTTTTAACATATCTTAGAAGAAGAAACTTAGTTGCACCTAATAAACCAGCAGATAGAGAAGAACGAATGCAGGCCATAAGAGATAACAACGAAGAAAAGTTTATCGGTGCATATGTTAAACCACCAATCGTTGGTAAGTACGAGTGGATTTATGATTTAGATTTAACTTCACTATATCCTTCAATTATTATGACTTTAAACATTTCACCTGAATCAAAGATTGGTAAAATTCAAGATTGGGATTCACAAAAATTTGTTAAGGGTGAAGTAGATACATATTACATTGGTGAGGATTCTATTAGTAGAGATAATCTTAAAAAGTATTTAGAACAATCAAAATTTTCAGTTGCATCAAATGGAGTTCTTTATAGAACAGATTCGGTTGGATGTATACCAGGTATACTTGATTTATGGTTTAAACAGAGAGTAGAATTTAAAGATGAAATGAAAAAATATGGAAAAGCAGGAAACAAAGAAAAATATGCCTTCTTTCACAAACGCCAGTTGGTTCAGAAGATTTTACTTAACTCTTTATATGGTGTGCTTGGGCTTCCTGCCTTTAGGTTCTATGATGTTGATAATGCTACCGCTGTTACCACGACAGGACAGACAGTTATTAAATCAACTGCTGATATGGCTAACATCAAGTACAACAAGGAGCTTGGTAATCCTGATTTGGATTCTAACATATACATCGATACTGATTCTGTATTCTTCTCAGCAGTTCCTTTAATGGATAAACGACTTCCTAATTGGAAAGAACAAGACCAAGATACAATTGCTGGTTATGTAAATGAGATTGCAGAAGAAATGCAAGATTATCTCAATGATTTCTATGATATACTTTCAGAAAAGATTTTTAATGTAGATAAAGATAAACATAGATTAGAAATCAAAAAAGAATATGTTGCAAAGGCTGGATTGTGGATTGCAAAGAAAAGATATGCTCAATGGATTATATCAGATAATGGTGTACCTGTTGATAAGTTAGATGTAAAAGGTTTAGATGTAAAAAGAAGTTCATTCCCAAAGGCATTTCAAGAATGTATGGGTACAGTTCTTATTGATATTCTAAAAGGTAAATCAGAAGATGAAATTTCTGATTATGTTGTTGATTTCAAAAAGAAGATGGTAAACAGAAATATTGATGAGGTTGCTAAAAACTCAGCAGTTAAAAATCTTTCAAAGTATTTACCAAAAGGAAAAAGACAATTATTTCAGTTTGGTAAAGGAACACCTGCTCATGTTAAAGCAGCAATTTCATATAACGATTGTTTACAACATTTTAACTCACCATTTAAATATGAACCTATGAAGAATGGTGATAAAGTAAAGTGGGTTTATTTAAAAGATAATCCACTTGGATTGGATGGTTTAGCCTTTACAGGTTACAATGACCCAAAGGATATTAAGGATTTTATTGGAACTTATATAGACCACAATAAAATCTTTGAAAGAGAGTTAAAAGGTAAATTACAAGATTTCTTCGATGCAATTGGTTGGGGAGATGTAGTTAGTGAACAAAGAACAGCAGAGAAATTTTTTAGTTTTTAGAATATGAGATTATTATTAGGAGATTGTTTAGACAAGTTAAAAGAGTTAGAAGATAATAGTATTGACCATATTATAAGTGATTGGCCTTTTTTTGGTGTTGTTAAAGAAGATTGGGATAATCAATGGGAAAACTTAAATGAATATTTGGAATGGGGAAGAAAGATTATTATAGAATATAAAAGAGTAGTTAAAGATGCAGGTAATATTGTAATCTTCACAGGTAGACAATATAACCGTCATATTTCACAAATACTTGATGAATACTTTACTGAAAAAAGAATAATCATTTGGAGTAGAAAACGAGCATTTAATACATCTCGTGGAAATGCACTATCAAGTGGTTATGAGCCGATTTCTTATTATGTAAATGGTGATAAGGGTATTTTTAATCCTATTAAAATAAAACCAAAAACAAATAGAAAAGAATATACAGAAGGAATACTCAAAGATGGGATAAACTTGAGTGATGTGTGGGATGATATATCAGCATTACCACATAATAGTAAAGAAAAACTAAATCACCCAACACAAAAACCATATAAACTAATAGAAAGATTAGTTTTAATGTTATCAAATGAAGGTGATACTATATTAGACAACTTTGCTGGTAGTGGAACTTTAGGTGAAGTATGTGTAAACACAAATCGTAAATGTGTTCTTATAGAAAAGGAAAAAGAATACTTTGATTTGATAAAAACAAGATTAGATAAATATAAGTTTTTTGTATGAGATTGTTATTAGGAAATTGTTTAGATAAACTCAAGGAGTTAGATGACAATAGTGTAGATAGTATCGTAACAGACCCACCATACGGACTTTCTTTTATGGGCAAGACATGGGATTATGATGTTCCATCGGTAGATATATGGAAAGAATGTATGAGGGTTCTAAAACCAGGTGGTCATTTATTATCATTCGCTGGTAGTAGAACTTATCACCGAATGGCAGTTAGAATTGAAGATGCAGGGTTTGAGATTAGAGACCAAATAATGTGGATATATGGTTCAGGTTTTCCTAAATCATACAACATTGGTCATAAAATAGATGATTATAAAGGATGGGGAACTGCTCTTAAACCTGCTCATGAACCAATAGTTATGGCAAGAAAACCATTCAAGGGTTCAGTTGCACAGAATGTATTAGAATGGGGAACTGGTGGAATAAACATAGAGGATAGTAGGATTAAATACGATGAAAATAATAAACCAATACCACAACTTGCACAAGGAAAAACACAAGTTAATTCATCTAAAACTATGTTTGATGGACAATCCTTAAATAAATCAAAAACAGAAGCAGTTATTGGTGGTAGTTTAGAAGGCAGATTTCCTGCAAATGTAATCTTTGATGAAGAAGCAGGTAAAATCCTTGATGAACAAAGTGGAATAACTAAATCAGGTGATTTCACCCAAAAAGGTCAAAGTAGTAATACAGAACAACCAGGTGGGTGGAAAACATCTAATAGAGAGTTCAAGGTTTATAAAGGTGATAGTGGTGGAGCATCTCGTTTCTTTTATTGTCCTAAAACTTCTAAAACAGATAGAAATGAGGGATTAGATGAGTTTGAGGATAAATACTATGCAGCTGGAAATCAAGCAAAGGCAGAACTAAAACGAGGTAATATTGAGTTCAATGCTAATAAAGGTAAAGGTAGAGATGAAAGACATAACCATAATCAAGTTGGTGTAAGTAAAAACAACCATCCAACTGTAAAACCAACTGATTTAATGTTATACCTTATCCGTTTAGTAACACCAAAAGGAGGAACTACATTAGACCCTTTTATGGGTAGTGGTTCAACAGGTAAGGCAGCAGTTAGAGGAGGTTTTGACTTTGTTGGAATAGAGATGGATAAAGAATATATGGAAATAGCAACTGCTCGTATTCAATATGAAATAGATAATCCTTATAATGAGGAAAAGGGAGAACGAGTAAAAATAAATAAAAATGCAAATAAATTTTGGTAAAAATTTGGATATATCAAAAATTATTCGTATA